AGAACGAATTGAAGTACAAAAACAAAGTGCAATAATTAAACAATTTAATATAGATATGGATAACAAAAATTATATATTAGAACGTCAGATTGAAGATATGAAAGAGTTGAACAGACAATTTTGAAATTTTATAAAAATTGATTTTTAATTTATAAAAATATTTATAAAAATTAAAAATGTCAAATATACAACAATTAGAAAGAGAATTGACAGAATTTAAACAACGCAATTCTCAATTAGAAAGAGAATTGACAGAATTTAAACAACGCAATTCTCAGTTGGAACAACGCAATACTCAATTAGAAAGAGAATTGACCGAATTTAAACAACGCAATTCTCAATATCAAACTGAAAGCGTTCAGTTAAAACAAGAAAATCAACAAATAAAGCAACAACTTACTGAAGCTCATAATAAAATTATGTCTCATAATTCAAATATTACAGCTTATTCTAATGAAATTAAAAGTCATGAAAGAACAATTGACAAACTTAAATATGAAAATTGTCAATTATCACAAAGAGCTGACAGAGCTGTATGTCAAAAATGTACTATGAGAGTTAATTAATTTTGTAAAAATATTTATAACTTGATGAGTTATAAATTAAATTAGATAGTTTTTTGCTTAAAATTTGAAATTTCATTTTCAAATTCATTATAAATAATAAAAATGTCTTGTAAAATAAAACTTGAAAGTTTAGATACCTCAAATAAGAGGTTTATTGAAAAAAATTTAACAATTGATGATGATCCTCTTCAAATATTTGACGTGGATAAAGAATTTGTTTATGTTCCGTTTCATTTTGGTCATTCAAATTTTGAATTAGATAGACCAAAGCAAAATATAAAAATTTCAACAGACACCGTATCTGATACATTCATTGGAACTTTAAGACCAAATCAAATGACGGTGAGAAATTGGTGTATTCATCATTTAAATAAAAAAGGTTGTATTATTCTTGCTGCTGAACCAGGATTTGGAAAAACCATAACTGCTATTGAAATGATATGCAGTTTGAACATGCCAACAATGATAATAGTAAAACAAACAATGATAGCAAATCAATGGATAAGTGCAATTAAAAATTACGCTCCATCAAAAACAATACAACAAATAACAAGTAGTAAACCAGTTGAAAAAGGAAGAAATGTGTATGTAGTAAATCCAATAATTTTAAAGCCTCAAGTTGAATTGGAAAAAATATTGAAAGAAAAAAAACGCAAAGACTTTTCTCATATTAAATTTGTCATTGTTGATGAAATGCATCAAATTGTTTCAAAAGTATTGCTTAGATCTTTTTTTAAAATACAACCTGACTATATAATAGGATTGTCTGCTACACCTAGACGACCAAAAAACGATCCATATCAAAAAGCTATTTCATGGTTTTTTGGAAATGTAGTAGTTGGAAAAGAGTTGTTCAAAAAACATACTGTTTATTCTGTTGAAACTAATTTTACACCAAATGAAATTAAATACACACCAAAAGGCGTTGATTGGATTCATATTCTTAGATCACAAGCTCAGGATAACAATCGAAACAATTTGATTGCTGACATTGTAATGCGATTTCCCAATCGCATATGGTTAATTCTGGTTAAATTAGTTGAACATGCTACACGATTAAAAGCAATATTTAATTTACACAATATCTCATGTGAAACTTTAACAGGTTCAAAAACAGAATTCGATCGAGATTGTAAAATACTTATTGGAACAACAAGTAAAATAGGAGTTGGATTTGATCACGCTCCAATAGATGCATTATTTGTAGCAGCTGATGTGGTTGAATATTTTGAACAATTTTTAGGTAGATGTATGAGAAAAGTAGATAATAATCCAATTGTTTTTGATTTAGATGATACTTACTCAATTCTCCACCGACATTTTGAAGATAGATTGAAAAAATATAAAAAACATGGAGGAAAAATTTTTGAAAACATAGATTTAAATGAAATTACTAATGAAAATTAATTCAGGCTTCGCGTAACAAAAAGTAGTCAGTTAGTAGTCAGTTTCATTGCGTATACAATCAATTAGAACATCTATCCATTTCCAAATAATAATTTTATTTTCAGAAGTACATGATTCCCATAATAAATCAATATCAATTTCTAATGGAGTGTTGCATAAAAATCGGCAATCCTTTCTTTTTATTTTTTCATCGACATAATTGTTTGAAATAAATTTTATTACAATTTCGTTCAAATCTTTGTTTGCAATTACATTCTTTACTTGGTGGTGATAATTAATAAGACGTCTGTATAAAATTTTATTTTTATCTTCAAACAAACTCATAAGTTCATCAATTAATTCTAACAACTTGTCTCTAAATTGCATTTTATTTATCCTTCTTTTTTAAAACTTTAACTGCGTTTTATGACCCCTCATAGAGGTCCTAAAAATTTTTATAATTTACGTTTATCTGCATAATTTATAACAAAATTATTTAATTTTGAATGGGTTCGTTCTCGTTCTAATGCAATTTTTGCTGCATCAGCTACTATTTCTAAAATTTTATTTGAAACCTTTGGAAGCTTATTCACTATTCTAAATCCTGACTTACAAGCTTCATGAACATATTCCCATTGTTCTGTTTCGCTAACGATATATGAATATGGTAATTTTCTATCTTGTTCATCTAATGTTTTGAAGTCGATTTCATCTTCTTCAAAAATATCCCACGCTCGTGGCCCCCTTCTTCTGTAAGGTAAATTCTGCCGAGCTCTTTTTAAAGGACGATCAATGTCGTCATCAAATTCAAAGTCTTCGTCATCAATGTCAACATCGGCGTCTGAATAATTAACTTCGTCATCAATGTCAACATCGGCGTCTGAATAATTAACTTCGTCATCAGAATCATCAATGTTAACATTGTCGTCTGAATAATTTTCATCGTGGAAGCTTTGCTCTAGTTCAGAATCAGAATAGTCTGAGTCTTCAGGTTTTTTTGTTGTAAAAATAATATCCATGTATTTAAATTTTTTAGTAATAGGATCTTGCCATTTCGCAGCCCATTTAACTCTTGGTTGATAAACAATCTCTTTGAAATCTCGCGCGTTTGGAATATCGTCAATAAATTGAGGAGATATATTTAAGGTAACATCGGCCGGAGTAATTCTACGTTTAATCATTCCTCGTCTATCATCATCGTGGTTATTTTCATCTCCATAGAATATAGATTCTTCACCAACTGCAAAAGGCATAGCGGCATAAGTTTTTCCATCAACAATCACTCTCCCGTGTAACATTTTTCTATCGAAATCGAAAGTTGACGGTGACGACAAACCTAATTTTTTGTCTTTGTATTTTTTAATTACATTTGTCCAATCAATTTCGTCTAATGAATCGAAAGGGGTTGGCCTACCCAATTCTTTTTGGAAACTTAACCAAAAATTATTTTTGAAAACATCATCAATTACTCGCTGATTATCAATGAGAACGGCGGCATATAGGAATGCGTAGTTTTCTTCTTCTGGTGATAATTTGAATTGTTTTGTAAGTTTTTTGTTACGTAAAATTAGACCACCCCCCGAAGAAGCTACAGGTGGGAAATAAGGACCTTGATGTCTAATACTTTTCCATTTTGGTATATATATGGGTTGTGAAAATCCTTTAATTTTAAGAAGTCTTTCATTTAGATTCATAAAAATGTCTCTATCTCGCATATCATTTAAAATAATGCAGCTTTCGTTAGAATTTAATTCATTTAATTCAAATGTGACGTCAACTCTTTCATAAAAAGTTTTAAGAAATTCAAAAGCATCTGTTCTATCAGCATTGAAACAAAATTTTGCCATTTTCAATAATTTTAAGAGAATAGAATTATTTATAAAATATATGCTGAATTGTCTTCTTATGAATTCTATAGTTATTTTATTCTTATTTATTTAAGTACGAGAAATGGTTTAAGTAAAAGGCAGTGGATAGATAAACATGACGAAAAGAAAGAACGTTGAAGAAGAGTTCAAAAATCTTGAAAAACTTATAAATAATGAACAAATTCCTGAAAAATTAAAATCGCCGCTTTTAAAACAATTAGAAGTCGTTCGTAAATGTTTCAAGACACGAAAATCTAAATCTCAAGGTCATAATCAAAATTCAGGTTTGCTAAAACCAGTTATTATTAGTGAAGAAATGGCAGAGTTTGCAAAATGGAATCCAACCGAACTGCATTCGCGTGTAGAAGTAACAAAATGTATTTGCGTGTATATAAAAGAAAATAATCTTCAAAAGCCTGAAAATAAAAGAATTATTCTTTTGAATGAAGTTCTTAAGAAGTTATTGAGACACGAAGGAGATGAGATTACATATCCGCATATTCAGAAATACATTGGAATTCATTTTGTGAAGCCTATGGTGTCCGAAGATGAAATTAAAAAAAAGAAAGAAGAAAAGAAAAAAATTGTGATAGATGATAAAAAAAAGATTATTGAAAAAGAAGAAAAGAAAGAAAGAAAAGAAAAAAAAGAAAAAAAACCTATTAAAACTCAAAAACCCGACGAAGATAATGAAGACGAAGAATAAATTTAAAATTAGCAAATTTTATGACCTTTTGGGTCATAAAATCAAAATACAAAAATTGATTTTTCGTCTCTTTAGTATGGAAGTTATGAACGAAATAAATGCTGAAAAGTTCATTTCGACTGGTCGATCAGGCGCTTAACGTGTCATCGATCTTTTTACAACTCAATGGAGTTATAAAAATAGTGGATTTTTTAATATGGTGATAAATATTTTATCATAAATCTTGAGAATGTATAATTTTCAAATTAATGAAATGCAATTAATTTATTTTTTTATTTTTTTAATAACAACCCACATTGCAACACCTATTACAAAAACAAAAATTATTTGATATTTATACTTATTTACAAAACCCATTTTTGCTGATTTATTAACTATATCATCATTTACAGCTTTTTGTGAGCTAAAATCACACATTATGTCATTTTTAACATTGTCAATTGAAACATTACCGGTTTTAATAAAATCATAGACTTGTGTACACACATTATTAGGACAATCAGGTTTAATTAGGTTGGATGGAACTAAATATTGTCCAGATTTGTTAGCACAAGGGACATACCAACACCCGTCACTAAAAACGTAAGATCCTTTTCCTGAAATATAAGCATCATTTTTAGATCTATTAACGCATTTGCAATCTTCGGTATTATTTCTCAAACAATAATTTTGAATAGTTGCGTCTTGTATATTTTTAGGTCGAGACTCAAACCATTTTCTACATTCATCACCTCCTTCTCCTATAGATTTTAATCTACTACAACTTTTCATTCCATTTGGACATGCGGTTGTAACTTTCTGTGTACAATATTTCATCTCAATATCATCATTCATCCCAAACTTATCTATGAATTTCAAAACCTGAGATCTCGTATTTACATTATCAATATTATACACACACTTCAAATTTGGAGCCACACCTTCCCAACCATATTCAATAAGAGGATCCTCGTCATTTACTCCTCTACCTATTTCACACTCTTCACGATCTGGCTGCACACACACTGGTTGATGTCTGCATAAACCACCACAACATTCAGATTTAAGTGCGTTTTCTTCAGATTCTGATAATTGCCAATCTTTTATTCCACCTGTAAAATTACAAGGTCTTTCGTCCGTAAAAATTGAACAATGAAAACAACTGCAGACGTCTTTGCCTGGTTGATATTGGTGTTGTTTATTTGTTTGTATTAATCGTCCTACGATGTGTTCACCCATTAGTTTTTAACTCTTAATAATTTATTTCTTGGTAAAATTTTCAAACTCAATACCGGTTTTGGTGCAGTTCGTTTTACTTGAGAATTAATCCCAGTAAATTATTTATAACATGTGCGTGTTATAAATTTATTAATGCAGAATGTGTTTAAACCCTTGTTATCTTAGACCCTTCTGGGGTTGGTGATGATTTCATATGATATGTGATGATCACTTGAAGCATTCCGGAAGTAACAGGGTGTTCTAAGACTAAATTGATGTTGCTATTGAAAAGGACTAAATTTCTATTATTTTTACCATTTTGTGCACTGCAAACAAATTGACGACAACCGCCTACTTTTTCATTTGCAATAGTAGAATCGGTATTGTCAATCAGAGGCATCATAATAGAGCTATTAAGTTGTCCAAGGCCAATGTTAATAGATCCTTTAGTTGAAAAATTGTTTATTCCAAAAAATTCAACACAATCAATAATAGCATTTGCAGGAATTACAGCAAGATCTTGATCAGTTGTAATAGTTTTTTTTTCATCATTATTCGCTGTTTTAATTAAAGATATTGTTCCTGACGCGTTTTTTGGAGAATAACAAATTGCTTTCAAATTATAATTTTGGCTTGAAACATCATCACAAACACATTTTTGTTTATTATAAGATTCACATAGTAAAGCCATATTTTTATCATTCATTATAGTTGAATTCATATTAAAAGACATTTTTGATGATGATTTATATGTTTAAAGCAGTCTCTTATTATTATTTTCTAATGAAATGATATATTTTTATCTGTTATTAAGTTAAAAAAAGCGTTTAAGTTTACGAAGAAAAAATAAAATGTCAACTTATAATTTTATTGCAAATAAATTGATTATTAATAAGAAAATCAATTCAATACGAAAAAATAAAAAATGTCAACAATAAATAACAAAAATACGAAAAAATTTAATGCTCATTTGAAGAAAATATTGACATACAGCGCCGAAGGCGCCAGCGCACAAGCGCGCAATCAAAAATCAATTCGTGTTTTTGGAACAAATGACCGAGGT